ATTCGTCTGAATAGAAACAGAGCCTATTGAGGCTTGCAGTTCATACCCCTGTGGACTTGTTGGAGTATGAAGCTGTATCCATCGGTTGCCAGTGTAGACTTGTAAAACACCAATAGATGTATTCCATATTACATCACCTTGTAGAAAAGCTAAAGTGCTGATTTCTTGGTCATTAAACTGTGGCGTAGAATTTGGGTCAAACGAACCTAAGTTAATCTCTAATATTCTAACTAAACGATTGAAAATTTCTTTTCTTGCAAATTCATTAGACTCAACTGGCACTCTTGTTTGTAGTAATTTGCTCATCTTCTGCCATCATTTTTTACATCAATCCTTGTCGCCCCTAAACGCCAACCTAAAGATACATTACCAGCACCTGATTGATCGTCATTTGATTCAACACGCAATACAGCTTGACGGCCTCTAGCTCTTATATTGGCTTTAGTGGTTGATGACGTTATTTCTGAGGTAGCTCTAGTCGTCAATGATTGTCCTGGATAGTTTCTAGTTTTAGTTACTATGTTGACAGAACCATTATTTGAATCTTGTAAGAATCTTATGTCAGGTATCACAGAAGAGATTGACGTAAACCTATCGCCATCATCTAAATCGAAGTCACTTGACTCAATAAAAACATTAGTCATCGCGCTGCCATCATCGTCATACCCTATCTCATGTTGGTATAAATAATTATCTTTAGTAGCTTGCGGATAATTAACAACGCCTGAATCTAGCCAAGATGTTCGTTCTAACTCTCCGTAATACCATACTTTTTCTTGCGTATTGTAAATAACATAACGATCTATTTCGGTTGCAGAAGCTGAAGGATAAAACCAACCTATCTCATTGTTTTCACTATTACTAAAAGCATGAACTTTATAAGCTTGACCATCATTAAAGTCAGAAAATACATAACTTTGTACAGTACAAGGTAATTTTTCTACTGTGCCATTATATATATAGAAACTGCCATAACTCATAAAGTAGACACCGCTATCAGCAGTAATTGCTGCTTTTGGTCCTAATAAGCCTGTAGCTTCATTAATAAGATTAATTGCAAAAGTAAATGGAGGTCCAACAAATTGCATACTGTACACAGAAGTATCAGTAAATATAATGATTTCTTGTCTAGACTTAACTGCACCTACAATATTAGAGCCAGATGATAATCGTAAAGAACCAGCCGTATTAGTAATCAATGGTTCAAATTCTAGTTCGTTTTCTTGGTCACTAAAAGCCACTAACATTGGGTCAAGAACCCCACTTCTAGCACTGCCTGATATGGGATCAGCACCTAATACAATTAAATGTCGATCAATTTCAGATGTAATAACTTGCAATCCAAGTGTAGGGACTAGGTTAGCGGTTGCTAAACCTGATAAATCTAAAGCTCTTGTGCTAGTTCCATTATTTTCTACCCAACGATAAATGCCACCGCCACGTGGATTTATAATTAGGTTCTCACCAAAGTTATCATGCGTCCACAATCTTAGTTGTCCGATTGCGGTTAAAGCAGTGGTTGAACCAAATGTACCAGACCCCCAAGTTCCTGATCCCCAACCAGCAGAAGGGACATAACTATCTAGACCTACGCTTATTTGATATGCGCCATCAACTCCAGAACCTCCATTTCCTGTATCACTTGAGTTAGCTGTTACTGTATCGCCAGCAGTATCTTTGGCAACAAAAGTGTATGTATTTACACTAGGGACACTGGCTATTTGATATTCTTGATTTAAAACAGCAGCAGTAACTACGCCACCTAAACTAACTGCGCCAGCCAAAGTAACAAAATCACCTGTTACAGCGCCATGCGCGTTATCTGTTGCTGTGATAGTTGAACTGCCATTAGTAGCAGCGAACACAATACCATTGGTAGTAGTGGCCCTAATAGGGGTTATATCATTGTATACAGTGCCATCTTTTATATAATATTTGAATGTAGTACCTATTCCTAAATAAAGGTTACTGCCTAGACTCATCCAATTATGCAATGCTCTACTTGTGCCTAAATAAGTATTACTGCTTAGTTTTTCCCAGCCACTCATTTTTTCTACGTGACCATTTCTAAATCTTATGAGGTTACAATCAAACCAACCGTCCTCATTATCGTAGGCAGTGCCTTCTCTATTTATTCCTGGTCTAAAAATTCTTTTAGTATACGGCATTTATACATTTTCCCATTCTTCGCCTTCAAACAACAAGGCTTCTGCTTCTCTTCTTCTTATCAATCCTTCTAAAACCTTACCGCCTGCTTTATTCCAACGCTTTATTTGCTCTGGTACATTTTTGTACTCACCCGCATTTAAAACATTTAATAATGTAGAAGATTTTAAGTTAGACGGACCTAAATTATAAACCCAAGCAACTAAAGCATCAAATTGACATTGTTTTAAATCAACGTCAACCATATCATTTATATAGCTTTCATATTCTACTAGTTCTTCAAGTAACCATTCTTCGGCTTCGTCTTGGCTACAAGTATCGCCTTCTTTGACTTTCTTAATTCGGCCATAAGCAATAGTCCAAACTCCTGCTGCACATTTATAAGCTTCAAGCTCGCAACCTTCAAACTTTTTAATTAAAGATAAACCTTCTGTAGAAGTTTTCATCTTATTCTCCCCATGTCCCATCTTCTGTAATTTTGCCTGTTTTAGTGCCACCCCAATACTCAACCGCATGTTTTTCTTTGATAAGCATTTGGCAAATATCTTCGCCATCTTCCGTATAAGGTATACCCAATATTCGACCATATTTACCTTTACCTAGCGATTTAATTTTAAAATTTCCGCAACATAGCTCTTTAAGTCTTTCTTTGGCTTGCAAACCTAATACTTTTTCAGCTTTATTTCTAGTTCTAGATTCGGGTGTATCAATACCTGCAAGTCTTACTCTTTGTTTGTGTAGCTTTACTGAAAACCCTAAATCTAATACACAATCAAATGTATCGCCATCAATTATTCGGTCTAGTGTAGCGTTGTAAACAAAAGCATCTGGTGCATCACTCATTATTATCTTCCTCTGTAGTAGGGTCATTATCCCTATAATATTTAATTATAGCCAAATTTTGTCTAATGTATCTTTTAATATCAGCTATATTGTTTGATAAATTCTCATAGCCTTGAGCCGTTAAACCATAATATGCCATTGCTGGTGCATCGCCATTATCATAATTATTAACGTATTCTCGCATTGTTTCAGGGTTTAGTATTTTCCATTTTACTTCAGCAGGGTCAATGTTCCCTGGTAAAGGTGGATGATACATTGGTGCAGGCTTTTCAATAGTTATTACTTCTATTGGCTTTACTGTTGGTACTGCAACTGTATTAAACATACTACCTAAAGAAGAACATCCTGTTGTAAATAAAATTAAACTAATTAGGTATATTTTCTTCATCAAATTGCCTCGGATTAGTTAGCTCTACTAGCTCTTTATTTACTTTTACTGTTCCTTTATTAACAATTTTCTCAATTAGACCTGGTTTAGCTATCGCTAAGTTATTAAGATCATGTCTAGCAAAGGTGTTTCTTAATTTATTGACTTCAGCTTGAGCAAGCTTACTGTCTTCATTTAGTTGAGTGATTCTTTCTTGGCTTATCTTTTGTTGTTCTAACTGTTCAGTAATTTGGTTGTTTTGTGAAGATATTGTATTTTCTAAAACAGCTTGGTTGTTGATAGCGGTTTGTAATTCTATCTGAAGTTTTTCTATTGTTGCTTTTTGCATATTAATATACATTGCACTTCCAGCAACACTTACGATTAACAAACTACCTAATATTAAATTTAGTTTAAATCCCATGTATATATCTCTTTTTTAACTTTAATTATTGTAACCTATATCATCTAATTATTAAAAATAAAGACTTTAACGCTTAATCAAACTGATTTACCGTGACTGTTTTATTACAAGAAGTAGTGCAATCTAAGGTCACTGTGTAGTTTTTATTGGTAGCGCCAGTTTGCGTAGCATTGACTGTATAAGAGCCTTGTTTGACCAATATATTACCTACATGAAGACCATCACCAGATTGAGTTAGATTGACGGTATTGTTATCTGAGGGGTTGTTTCTAAATTCTATATCACCGTCTTTAGCCCCACTACCTGATTGAGTTATTGTGGCATCGTTGTTGTTGCAATTGCTACATGATTTGATGTAACCGTTGTGATTGCCTGTTCCAGATTGAGTTATTGCCCAGGCTGAATCATCACCAAACGCATACATCTTTGCATAAAAACTATTACCTGTCTGTGTGATGGTGTAGACATTATCATCCCCATTCATGTATATCTCACCATAATTGCTATTACCTGTTTGCGTAATACTTGCTACATTAACGTCATTATCTAGATCAATATACGCATTGTTTGAGTTTCCGTTTTGATTGATGGTATAGACGTTATCATTGTGATTGGTTACTTGCGAGTACGCTCTTGCTGTATTGCTAGTACCGTGTTGGTCTATTGTCATCGTGGCATTTGAACATGAGTGCGTAGCGTATGTGCCACCGCTTAGACCGCACCATACTGTCGTTGTATTTGATGTGCCTGATTGATCTATTGAAATTGCAGTGCTTGTGCCTTTTGTCTGTATAGCAATGGTATTGTCTGAAGCATAAACTACGTTAAATAAAATAATTAAAGCTACAACATAGCTAATTAGACTGATTAATACTAATGGCACTTTCGCCACCTCCATTAATAGTCGCTTCTATTTGCTTACCCGCTGACAGTATAGAAAGATTATAAGCTCCGTCTTTATCTAGTTCTAAGTCAATGGTATTTTCTACTGACCTAAAGAAAGTCAATACAGAGCCTTCAACAAATGTATAAGTTTGATTATCAGGATCAAAGCCCGCTTTTATTCCCTCTATTTCAACCCCCTCTATAATACTAACTTGAGCTTTAGCACCAACACTACTGTCTATAATGTCCAGTAAATCGGTAAGAAAGTCTACGTTAAGTAAATCAATATCGAGTCTGTCTACTTCTTCATACTCTTCATCAAGATAATCTTTTTCTAATTCGGTTTCCTCAAGTAAATCAACATCTAAAATATTATTGGCAGTAATGTTTTGATCTTCAACGGCCTTTTCTATTTCTTCAGGAGGATTAACAATCAATAGATTGTCTATAAAGTCTAGTGTTAGGTTTTCTAACACAACAGGGTTAGTGGGTGCAGATTCAGCAACCGTAACCATCGTTGCTTGAAATGGTTGGTTCATAACCACAACCCCTGCAAAAGTTTCTACGGTTATTTCACCACTAGAAGTACCATCAGGATTAGGTAACAAGATAACTAAACTACGCCCTATCTCATCAACTGTTACAGTAAAATCAGTACCACGAATACCAATCGTAGCCGAATTGGTGCGTATCTTTATATTTTCTTTCTTAATGCGTTTAAGTTTGCCAGTAACAAAACGCCCTGTTCCCTTGACGAAGTTAAGCGCCAACATAGATTTTTCAGGGTTCGGGTCAAAAACGAACTTGTCAATAATAACCTTACTGTGTTCAGTAAGCCTAATAACACTATCGTCAATAAACTGAATAGCAATACGACCATTGCCAGTGCGAATATCATCATTGCTAAAAATATTGAGAGCAAGCTCTGCCAATAGTTTATCTGATTGATTTTCTCGTAAAATTTCTCCATTACCTTTTATTTCAGAAATTGCGCCTATGTCTGCAAAAACAAAAGTAGGTAATAAAATTAACAGCCACTTGAGCATTGGTCTATGTCTATAGTCCCACTTGAGGTTGTCGCTATAATACTTAATATAGCACTTGTAGAACCGCCAGTATTTGTTTGATCTACATCAATATTATTGCTCGTTCCAGTAATTACACCTGTTATAGAGTGATTAGCGTTGCCTGTCTGTGTGGTGTCAATATCATTTGAGTTACCACTAACCGTCCATGAATTAACACAACCTACTACTTCACACGCTACATTAACGTCATTGGATGTTCCTGTTACTGAAAAATCTTGATTACCAGAAGTTGCTGCGGCTGATGCACCTTGTACAAAGGTTAATACATTGCTGTCGCCTGTTGCCGCATAGTCAAAATCAGTACCCGCTATATCCCCACTACCACCACCTGTGATAGTTGATACGTTGCTGTCACCTGCTGTATTAACAGTAAAACTGGTGTTATTACCTTGTGCCACTGTTGCAGCGAGCGTATTGCTATCGCCTGTCTGGTCTATGTCAACTGTGACG